GGGGTTACCCCCTTGTCATTGTTAGCATGGAGATTTGGAAATGTCCGGACGCATAAGACGCCGCACGACGAGGCACGGCGGGTATCAGATTGGAGTCGGCACAGGGCCGACAATAATCAAAATGCCCGCGTATCTCGGTCTTGCAGTCTGCAACGACCAGACAAATCCAGGTCCGCCCTATAGGAGCGGTGGCCCTCTCAGTGTGAACAAGAGAATTTATCAAGTTCGCACTGCAGGCAACCACTTCTTTGCTAGCAGAGGTTCATTCTGGTATAATGGCGAGATGTATGTCCCGCCGTATACCCCGAGCATCGAACCTGGCCCCCTCAGCCTTACTGGCTGGGGTGCTAAGGGCTTTGCCCGGACAGTACCCGTTCACCCGATTATACAGTTGGGTGTGTCCCTGATCGAACTAAAGGATGCCCCTAGACTGCTTGCGCAGATCAGGGGGACTATCGCGGCCATGGCCGCGGCAGCTGCCGGTAAACCAGCGACTCGCGTCGCTGGAACAGTCGGTGCGCTGCTCTCCGGTTCGAAAGGTGGTACTGGAGGTGTTGCCGATCAATATCTAGGCTTGCAGTTCGGCTTGATGCCTGTGCTTCGGGATTTGTTCTCTTTGATGACTCTTAGAGAAGATCTCGAGCGCAAGATCCGCTGGCTGCGTAGCCACAATAAGAAATCGGTACGTCGACGAGTGGAGCTTGATAGTGCCTCATTTAGCGAGGCTGTTGCCAGTGTTGGCACACAGTCCGCGTCTATGGGGCCCGTTCTCGCTACACAACTCTACGCCAACCCCAGTGGCCCTACGGGCTTCCAAGTTACCAAGAGCGTAAGCTACCGGATATGGTTTGAAGCGAAGTATCGCTACTACATTCCGGAAGTGGCTTTCAAGGATCCTCTGACCAAGCCATTCGGCTTGGCCGCGGACCTTGCTGGCCTATCGCCTGACCCGGTCGTCATCTACAAGGTGATTCCCTGGTCTTGGTTGCTTGACTGGTTTACCTCTGTTGGCTCCGTGATTCAGAACATCATGCTGCGTCACAAGTATCACGTAGTTGCCGAGTATGCGTATGTGATGGCTTCTCAAGACATCACGTACGAAAAACCTGGCTACTGCGTGACCAAATCTGGTACTTATACTTGTACGCCGCAGGGGTGCTCCTTCACGGGTCCTGACGTTGTGCATGCGGGGTCTGCAAAGACCGTGTATGCTATACGTCAGAGGGCGGTCGCGAACCCTTACGGGTTCGGGATAACTTGGTCGGCGCTTACGCCGTATCAGTTGTCCATCCTTGCTGCCTTAGGCCTATCCAAGGGGGGCAAAAGCCTCCCTTAGATCGTTCCAGGTGACGCGAAAAAGTCACCCAACAAGAAGAAAGGACTTTCATGTTCGCAGATCCCATTTCCATCTCGGTCGGGCAAACGAATGCCATATCGGGAGGGACGGCCAAGTCCATGGCGAGGATTCGGACCGACGGTTACATGTCGGAGTATTCGACGTCAGACGGTCTCTACACGGCCAAGATCACGCATCAGCGTGGCTCTCGGCTGCGTTCAGAGGCTCGTATTGACTTCTTCACTCCGTACACGGACCCGTCGACCGGTCTCACCAAGACTGTGTCTGCTACCGCATACGTCGTCTTGAACAGGCCGCAGGCTGGTTTCACAAACACCAACCTGACCGACCTGCTCACCGGCATTTGCGGCTACATGTCGCAGTCGGCCAACATGACGAAATTTCTGGCGCTCGAGAGCTAATCTTTGGCTCTCCTTAGTGCCTTCGTCAGCACGTTGGTCGGACTTCAACGTGGCCTCTACTTCAAAATAGAGGTCGTCTGTGTCCATGTCAGGCTAAGGATTGAAACCCTCCGTAATAGGAGACTCAATGAAAAGCCTAGACATCCTTCTGCTTCTGATCGACGAAGCGCAGATTTATCTCCGCGCTAACATGGAGCGCGACCGGACTACGGTCCGGACGCGCTTCAAAGACGAAGGTGAATCCTTTCTTGGGATTACCCTTCCACTGTTCTCCGAATGGCTCGAACAGAGCCTCGCTTCGGGGAAGGTGGCGACCTCGATATATGCAAGGTTTCGAAAGAGACCTAAACATGTATCTGTCTTACCATGTTTCTTACATGGGTTGACATGTCGTGTCTTTGATTCGAAGACTGGTCTCATCCATAAGCAAGTGGATGAGAACGCCGTGTTCTTCATTCGGCAGATCTGTCTCTTTGTTAAGAAGGTCTTCAAAGTCTGCGATCCCGAGAGGGATCAAAAGGCTCTAGAGACATTCATCGAGACTGATCTCAGTCTACGAGAACTTCCGAACGCTGGAGCTGACTACCAGCGAGCACTGAACTACGTCACTCGACGAATAGTACCGTCGATTGAGGCAGGCTATGCTCGTGCGATGGGTGATGAATCCATCGTCCCACGGCACGGACCGGGCGCTACTGCCGACAAGGCATGGGCGAACGAGAAGTACCGTAGGAGGGGTTTCCTCCAGCGTTGGGGACATCTGTTTTCCTGGGAAGAATTGTACGGTTTCTCAACCGTGCACCAGGTTACAGGAGATGTCGTGAGGCCTCAGGACGAGCAACCTGTAAAGGTTTGCTCTGTTCCCAAGACGATGAAGACGTCGCGCATTATCTCTGTGGAGCCAACAGCTATGCAGTTTGCACAGCAACTGGTTTCGCAGAGGATGTACGTCGCCTTCCGGCATGCGGGAGTGTCAGACCAACTGAACTTCGAAGACCAGTCCGTTAACCAACGGGCTGCTCGACGCGGCTCAATTGATGGCACCTTAGCAACTCTCGACCTCTCAGAAGCGTCCGATAGGCTCAGTTGTAAAACTGTATCCATCGTTTTCCGTCACGCCCCTGTTCTGCGTAGCCATCTTTTTGGCTGTCGCTCGAGCAGGGCCGTGTTGCCAGGTGGGGTAGAACTCCACCTGCGGAAGTACGCTTCTATGGGTTCGGCCCTTACTTTTCCAGTGGAGGCCTTCTGTTTCTACGCAATCTGCCTAGCGGCGGTTTGCGAAGTTCGGAAGATCTTCAATCGGACGGGCCGACCACGTTCCCTGCGGTTGTTCGAAAACATCCGAAAGGACGTGTTGGTCTTTGGGGACGACATCATTGTCCCCACGGACTGCGTCGATCGTGTGACCGATTACCTGCGGGCCTTTGGCCTTAAGGTGAACGCGAAGAAGTCCTTTTCGACTGGACCTTTTCGCGAATCGTGTGGTAAGGACTATGTAAACGGGGTCCTTGTGACTCCCGTTTATTTACGGTCCGACCCACCGCGGTCACACCGCGACTCATCAGCATTTGTCTCCTGGGTTAACATGTCTAACCGGTTTTACAAGGCCGGTTTGTGGCATGTGGCCAACGGAATCCGAACACATCTAGACAAGATGTTTAGGCTACCGTTGGTCAAGGAGACGTGTGCTGGACTTGGTTGGCACACTTTTGGCGAAGCTCAAGAGGTTTTCTACGGACGCCTACATGGCGCACCGCGATACTTCTCAAAGACGCTTTGTCAGAAGTCCCCCAAGGATAGCGATATCCTTGAGGGCTATGATCGCCTTCTCTACTTCCACTTAACTCGTGGAGCAGGAAAAGCGTTCATGGGTGACCCAACAAAGTCTCCTAGACGCAACTCCTTGAAGCTCCACCAACGTAAGGTATGGCTATGACAAAAGTTTCCACTTCTGCCACGTGCGATTTCCTCACGGAGGAGTACACCAATACTGAGACCGGGAATATCATCCAGATCTCAGCAGGGGTTGGTCACATTCACGGATCAGTTCGTTGTGCAGTCTCGGCCTCTATGGCTGCAGACGTGCTCGGCGCGCTGATCCAAGAATGTTACCGGTACGCGGATCTTCTCGAGTTGATGGGCCATCCTTTCGATTTGGATGTTTCCTCGAACGTCAGCGCCCGCGTTGTGAAACGCGATCGCGGACCGATCGAGGACTTCCTCATCGATCAGAATGAGCTCGAACTCTAGGAGTTCGTCGCACTAACGGCTTATGGACGTCCATGAAAAACGACGACCATAATTTAGGTCTCTGACCTAAAGGGGAGCTGACTGCAGCCTCAGCGGGAAACCGCGTAGGGGCTGCACCACTAGTC